CTAAATGGCCCTGACTCCCAGCCCCACCAAGAAGCCCCAGGAGCGGCACTAACCACCTAGCCGTGCTACCACCGGAGTTGGTATTAGGTGCCAAGGGAACCGACGGTGGGGGCGTAGGCGTGGCGTAGGGTTGCCACGGCTGATAGTTGGCGAGCTGTTGCGCCTGCTGCGTATACAGCCCCTGTCCAACCGGAGAAGCATGCGGATCAAGCAATCCCTGCGGGATCGTGCCGGGGTTGTGAAGGGTGGGCGTCGAATAGTTAAAGCTCATAGTTCTCGCTCAGCAATCACGCCAGTCTGCTTAAAGCCCTTCTTGAGCCAGCCCTTACGACCCGAATAACGCATTGCCACGCATCCAATCTCTTTGGCCCACTGAGAGCCGATAGTGAAAAGCTCGTCCATGCCCTCTAACGAGCCGACGTACACAACGACCTGACAGATTTTCCCCCGTGGCGTATCGAGGATTTCAGACACGACAACGGACTTGATGACGTTCTTTTCAACGTCCCAAACGCCCCAAACCTGCTGCTTGGATTCCTTGGCCGCTGCTTTTACCTGCTCAGCGCCAAAGGCTCCCGTCTTCCTCTCGAATCGCTCGAGGAGTGGGAGAATGTCCGGCCACGCGCTATCAATGGCGTCAGCCGCGAGGCAGAAGATCAACGGCCCAGAAGCCCCGGAGGGTTGCCAATCTGCATGTTTGGCGGCATTTGACCCTGGAGACCCGGGAACGGCATCGGACGACGCAAGGGGAAGTTCGGCGCCTGAATCTGCTGGCCGTACTGCATTCCCGCGCCCAGTGCGGGATTGGGCCTAGTGTGAAATCCCCCGACAGCAGGGGAAACGGTGGGAGTCTGATTGGATCCTGGTTGGGTATTCATCAGTTCAACTGCAACAATGCGGACGTGGGGCCGTTAGTCGGCATCGTGATGGTGAAAGTGCCTGCAGAGATGGTCTGCGCGGGAAACGTCAATACGCCAACCGCCTTGTTGGCTTGAGTGGCGTTGTAGACCAAGGAGGCATCAAACGAACTCGCGATGGTAAGTCCGGCCCACTGAATATTGGCACTCGGCGTCCAATAGCCAGTGGTGCCGCTTGTAGTGGGCGCGGTGGCGTTCGTGATCGTAGTGCCAGATGAGCTATAACCGGCGCCTGAAACCTCGCCAGTGGCGCTATAAACAGTCGTGGCCGCTCCCAGGCTGGAGTTGACGAAATACAGTGCTGCTTTGAAGGTGTCCGCTGTAGTCGAGGCTCTAACCACCCCAACGCCGAAGTTGTGCACTCCCTGCAGAAGGTCTGATTTAAATGAGGTACAAAGTGACTGAACGTTAGCTGCCATTTAATTCATTCCAATTTCAAACCCTGAAAGGACCACTACCCATCCATCACGTCTTACAACTGTGTCACCAAGGAAATATTCGGTCTTCATGCTGCGTGTATTGCCCTGAACCTCTGCGGTGTCCACGATGACGAGCTTTTCTAGATCAATAAGCCCTTCTGTGGTTAGAACCGTGCTCATATCGGACCTTGCTTGACGACTGAAAGGGTTGCGCCACTGACTAGGTTCGCATCCCGGTATTGGACCTTTACCCGTGTATACATTCCCCCAAGGAACACTGAAGCGACCTTGGAGAACTGGTTCACGTATGTAGGAGTTGAATAAAGCACAGAGTCTTGGAGGCCGTTTCTAGCTCCCACAGTGACGAGGGCTGGTGTTGCACCTGTTGCGTGGGGTCTAGCCCCAGTAATCGTCCGGCGGTTGCCATCCACATAGAACACGTCGCAGCTCTCCAGGTAGCCCGTGAGGGACGTACCGGAGAGAAGGTTCGGCGTGTGCGTCTGGTCTATAACCCCCAGGCTCTGTCTTGTCCCCGGATTCCCGTCAGACCCGTCGTCAGCCGTCCAGATTGTCTCAGTAGAGACCTGGGATTTAGTCCACCGCTGGGCTAACGGGTTATAGGTCAGGAGCGTGTCCGGGAGAGTGTTCTGTCCGGTGGGGATGGCAAAGAACACGCACCGCTTGCCCGCGTCGTAACCTGCGCGAATGCTCTCAAGTGCGCCGGTATTGATGTTCTGCCAGAGCCAGCGGTCTATTCCCTGGGAGTTGTCGGACGTGGTCCCAATGGGAACAACCGAGGCCCCATCAGTGACGTAAAAGCCGTCGTCTGCGAGGAAATACACCCTTGGACCGACTTTAATAGCCGCTCCGTGAGCAACGCACCCACGCTTGAACTCGAAAGGTTGCCAGCTCCAGACGACGTTTCCGCCGATGTACTGCGCACGGGTAATTCCTGTCTTCTGGAAGATCAACGCATAGAGCGGATATCCAGCGATGAACATGATCTGGCCCAAGTCGGGCTGCAGATCGTTTATCCCGCTCTGGAAACCTATTGCCGCATTCGTGAGCGGGACTGGCCAGTTCGTGGGATCGCCTATAGCGCTCCAGGCGACGCGATAAGGGATGGCTTGGATATAGGTGGCGTAACACCTGTCACCCGCCAGAGGGGGCGTGGTGAAAGTGAGCGAGATCGCCCCTGTGGCGTAGTTGATCGTCCCGGATGAGAACAATCCCGTCCCCGTAAGCACGCCATTGCTGAACGAAACGGTAAACGAGCCTTGCTGGTCCTGAATCGTTCCAGTGGCGGACATCGGAGTAGCGACAGTTGCTGTATAGGTCGTTGTCACCCCATCTGCCACGAACAGTGTGGGCTGCTGGGTCTGGTAGACATCCCCAAGCATCAGGAACTGACTTACGACAGCCCCTACCCTCCCTCCGGGAGCACCAGAAGGCCGAGAGAAGATGTTCGTCGGTCCCTGGTTAGACCAAAGGTACGGACCCGACTTTGTCCCATCAGTCGTATACGGGATCGCCGCTACATACTGGTTGAAGCTCGCAAACGTCCAATAGGTCGCGCTAATGGTCACAGGTTAAATTTCACTGCGTAGGCATTACCCGCCACGAAACTCGGCGGACTGGGCCATTCGTAAGCCACGAAGTGCGGCCCCAAGCCTGAGTTCCCATGCACCACTGCGCTGGACGTAAGGTATGTAAGACCCAAGCTCGGAAAGCTCACGGACTTGAACGACGGCGGTACTGCTGGGCCAAACCTCACCGTCAATGCCGGATAGCCCGCACCAAACGTTGAGATGCCACTGATTACCTGGGTAATGGGGTCGCCCATCAGGTCGGATGCGGGCGAAAGCGTCCCAAAGTTGCCACTTGCAAATCCCACATAGGGATTGCCGGCGATTGTCCCCGCAGCAGCGCCCAGCGTTCCTGAGTAGATAGAACCACCAGAAACAGTGACCGTCCCCAGCTTGCTCGTCAGCTTGAACGGCAGAACCAGGGTAGTTCCAGCCAGTCGCATGTTCAGCGACCAGCCGCTAACCGATACAATCGCTGAGTTCTCAATCGGGATCAGCGTGTTGACTCCAGCGTCAACCGCGTAAATGGCGTCCTGTGTCCCTGCAAACACAAGCTGCATCGACCCTACGTTGTCGTAATAGGTAAACGCGCTAAGTACAGCAGAGGGTAAAGCAGTCCCTATGGAAGCCGGCGCCGGAAGACACCTATACCCACCATCGGAATAGTAAACATTGAGACAGTCCGCACACGGGATGTCAGTTGAGGGCGTATTGCCGTCAATCTGGGTGGCGAAGTTCTGCAAGTCGGGAGACCACGCCCCAAACTGCAGCGTCAGCGGCTGACTCATCCCAGATCAATCTGCATCGTGGCGTTAGACCACCGCTCCGACCTGTCCGCATCAATCATCGCCTTCAATCTCTGTCCGTAAGTCTGCGTCCATTGCTGCTGCATGTCGTTATCCAGCAGGAATTTACCAACTTCGATCATGCAGGCCGAGAACAGCACCAGGGGGCAGTTCTCCGTCATCCAGTTCGTATCATTGGCAGTCGAAATCGGTAGAGCTACGGCGTAATAAGTACCCTGCACGGTATAGGTCGAGTCAGGGAACGGCCCGAAGATGAAGTTAGATCCATCTCGAGCGATGTAAGTAGGAACCCCATCTGGTGCTCTAGTGGGATATCTGTCAAAGATCCACTGGGCTGATTTCTGCTGAAGCAGGAATTGCGCTTGCGCAACAGTGACCGTGAGTAGCTTGGGGCTTAGGTAGTCGGAAGGGACTGGGACAGTGCCCGTAGTGCCATCAATCGGCGTAGCGGGGAAATCGACTTCCTGGAACCTTAATCCAGCCCCTTCGTTCTGGTCGAATACATCATTTTGAATAGCCTCAGAGGCTCCCTGGATGAAGTAGTCGATATAGGGCTTAATCTCATCCCTATGGGCGAAGTCCTGCATAGCCCGGACCAGCGTTGCATAGTCCGTAATGAACGCCATTAGATGTTCTTGTCCGAAACTGTGCGAAACGCCTTGTATTCAACGCCAGCAAATATCTTTGCTAAGGCTTTGGCGTCGTCCGGGTTGTAGAAATCTAACCCAGTCTCCTGGCATACCTTCTGCATGACGTTAAACGGAATCGTCATCTTCTTGCGGAACTCAGCCTTCTTGCTGAAGTGGCCTAGCTCGTCATTCCAGCGCCTCTCCGCCTTTGCGGCATCAAGGATCGGCTCTACATCCTGGTAGGTGTGAACGATGACATCGCCGTTCTCGCCGTCGTGAAGCGACAGCCTGCGCCCATCGTTCACGCGCAGACTTCCACGAGATACATGGACCCGCCAGCCGTGTCCTGAATGACAGAAATCTTCTGTCCCGGCGCTACGCCAACAACTAGCGGGGGATCTCCGGCCTTAAGGAGGAAATCAGTAATGACCGCAGTAGGGTTGGACCCCACGCGGATATGAGCAGCACTCGAAGTGGTCACCAGCACCGCATACGTTCCCACTGCGAAGGCCGTCGAAACGCCCGGAGTGGCCGTATAGGCGACCGCTTGCTGCGTGCCTTCTCTGAACATGGGAAACATTTATCTCTCCAAATGAAGAAAGGGCCGGTTGGCAGTCCCGGCCCTCTCAAGATCACATCGACTAACGACTATCCGAGCGTGTCGTATACAGCTCCATGAGCCTTCTCGTTGGACACCTGAAGGGTGTACTCAACAACAAGCTCTTTCTGGAGCGAGTCACCAGTGCGCGCAAGGTCCAGCGTCTGGAACGGACGCAGGTAAGCAACGCTGATGTAGTTCGGGTTGATCGCAAACATATCCTTCGAGCGAGCAAGGAAGATGTCCGGCACAACCTTCACATCACCAAAGTCCGACTGATAGATGTCGAACGCGGTCATGAGGGTATTGTCGTCCACATGCGTGAAACGAGTGCCCTGGCCAGTGAACGCCGAAACGTTCTGCTTGTTCTTAGGAGAAACGAGCAGGTAGTCCGGTGAATCGCCGCTGGACGAATACACCAGCTGAAGCATGTTCTTCACACGGGCTTCAGTCACAGCCGCAGCCGTACCGTCAGTACGGGCAACCGTACCATCCGGCGGCGAGCCGGTCGGGTTCGCACCCGCAGCAAGGAAGTCCACGTTACTGGCAAGCCAGCACGGCAGACCCGCAGACTTACGAGCGGTCGAGGACGAACCAGCGGCCTTCGCCACGTTAGTCGTCAGCGAGCCTTCGATGTCGCGCTTCAATTCCTTGGAACGCTGCAGGAGCTGGTAGCCCATCTTGTTGGTGCCACCAGCGGCCACGACAGCCTGCGACGTGCCAGAAATCTGGATCGTCTTGGTGCTGATCTGGCAATAGTTACCACGACGCACCGTCGGGGTGATCGTGATGTTGGTCGGATTGTCGCCTTCAACTGCGAAGTTGGTGATCGACTGCGCGGCCAGAACGTCAATGTTCCACTCATGATTCGTCTGAGTGGCCTTCGACTTCTTGGCCATGTTAAGAAGCGGGGTCTTGTAGGGATCAACGTT